GTACAGGATTTGTCAACTTGTTCAAAGTTTTCATTCCTTTAGCAACATCATTGGGTTTTGTAGGTGGTCGGTGCTTCCGTGCACCAAGATTTTCCTCGATACCTTTGAAAGGTGTGTGCATATACGGTGTACGTGCACGACTCTCTAAAGGTTGTCCATCTTTCAACACTTTTCCAAGATATGAAACAATGGTCTTATCTCTAGTACCATCTTCACGCAAGTAGAGAGGTTTCTCATTTGACAATGAATAAGGCAGACCATAAGTGTCAACAGAAACAGCATTTGCCGAGTGGACGACAAGACTTGGACTTGTCTTTTTGAGCGAGGAAAGTGCTCTTTTGATATGGGATTGTAGAACACAAGTACTCCAACCTTGATGAGAGTTAGGAATACCTGCAACATGAAAACCATAGATGATACCAAGATTAGCATCAACTAATAGACCTCCACACAACCCGCCGAATCCTCGAAATTCGGTATTATAAGAAAGACCTTCACCCTTCGAGACTTCAAGAATTATAAATTTATTCTTTTGACCCCATAACCAACCTGGGTGTTCAAGAAAACCAGCATATTTTACATCCTCATGAGTAGGACGTGCTGCTTGCTTGCTAATCTTAACTTCATTTTCAGGAGATTTCCACAATAAGACAGTCGACCTGTTATAAAATGTGGGATATTCTTCTGGAAAGAATTTAGAATAGTCAGTACTTGCTGGACTTGATGCCAGATGAATGAATGCTTGATCATGTTCACGATCAATATAACAATATTCCTCTGTCAATTTTTGGTCTTTCGTCCTGGCGCTAGGAACGCCAGGCGTAGTAGTCGTTTCAATATCAAATGGAAAGACATATGGAACAACATGAGCTGGAACCATGATAACATTAGATGCAACCATAATTCCATTCACAGTGCCATAGACTTGTCCTTTCGATTTTGTTACGACAACACGCAATGCTCTTGCCAAAGAGCGCTGCAAATCAGAACTGGTCGTGGTTCTTGATGTTGCAGTATCTTTTGGTGGTAACCGAGAATAACCTTCCTTATAATCTCTCTGATCTTGAATCTCAAAAACATGTTCACCCTTTGCAGGACAATCAATTGTTTTCGAAAAATGATCAACAAGGGGATCAAGGAAAGTTGTTTTATCTTGAGTTTTCTTAACTAAAAATGGTTTCAATGCCTTATAGAAACCATAAGCAAGAAAAATACCACCACTAATGGCAAAATACTTTCGGGAATTGTTTTCTAAATGGGTTGAAATATCTTCACACAAACTAGACAATTGATCCTGACGACGAGAAATCTCATCATCAATTTGTCGAATTGTTCTAGTGTACAAAAAACACATATACCCCAAGGAAGAAAATGATAGAGTTTGGGCTAATTTTGCCCCAAAAATGGTGCAGAATAATCCACTCAATATCATAATTGCAAGTCCACGAACATAACAAGCTCTATCTTTATACATCTTGTACCACAAAAGAGAGGTTTTTGATGTATTTTTCAAGAAGAAGCCTACATTAGTAAGTGAAACCCGCAAATCCCAAAGTTCTTGGGTATTCATACCTTGCCAATAGCTTTGAAAGTTCATCATTGCCACAGCTTCAATTTTCTCATCTTTTGACGTGATATTTGAAGCACAAGAACAAATAATATCAGGACATCTGCAAACTCCAAAAAAGCCACAGTCATCCAATTGTTTTTGAATAATCGTTTGGCTTTGTTGACGTCTACGGTGTTGAGCAATATCTTTAGCAATAAACGAACACATAGCATGGAAATCATGTTCATCATCATCATGGGGATTCCATTCAGAACGTGGAATAACATCCCAGACAATATTTTGACTTCCATTTTCATTTGTCTCAATATATTGAAACCTTTTGAGAACGAGAGAATACACATCGAAACGAAGTGTATCTTGCTTTTTGAGTCCACCAAATTCATTACGGTATTCTTCACGAATAGATACTTCAACATCAAGTGCAAAACGACGAAGAATACTCTCAGGACACACAGAACATTCCATAGCCCTAAGAGTTTCATCATTCGTAGTTGCAATGACAGCATCATTACCTGGATAATATTTACCTTTTTCATCAGCAGAAGCCTTTTCAAGCGGTCGAGGAACAGTGTTAATATAATTCAACAACCGATCATAGTTAGGCTTACTGTTTTTGTTATTGGCAACATCATCGGCAACAATGATTCGGTGGGAAGGTAGGATAGTTGATTCATAATTCTCATCGAGATTCGTGAACACAACATTTCCTCCTTCGGAAGGATTTCGCCCATAAGCATTCAAAATGGTCTTGGACATCAATTTTATCATGGTTGATTTCCCACAACTAGATGGACCAGACATCTTGATAGCATAAGCTTCCTCCTTCGACGGGGCATCAGCTTTTCTTGCCCACAAATTGGATTGCATTTCAGTCAATTTACGAATGAAATTGGAAACACTCATTCGTTGCTGTACACTTGTTGCACGAACAATCAACTTCTTTGCAGTTTCAACAGCCTTCTTCAACCGAGCTTCATAGGCATCAGGAGTAATGCCATATATATTCTTGAGCTCGATTTCTTGTCCTGACAAAACAAAGTTATAGGCTTGTTCGAGTTCACGAACTTCCAACTCAAAAATCTTTGTCTCATCACGACCCAAAAGCAATTTGCTCCAATCACCAGAACAAATATTGGTCCAATTACCCGTAACAAACTTATAAGCTTCGAAAGCCATTTCAACAACATCAGAAAGATCAGGAATTTTACTCCTAAACTCTTTGAATTTATTGCAAATAACTTCGAAATCTAAAGTTTCCACGGAAATCATTTCTTTTCCTGCAGCGTACAAGGTCATAATTTTGGTGTAAAAATCACAAATGTTCTCCCAAACTCGATCATTCAAAAATGAATCTGACATCTTAAAAAATGAGAGAATATATTCAGAGTAAGAAAAATTTCCATCAGCTTGCAGAAAAGCAATTTCAAAGGCTTGTTTAAACCAAAAGAGTGCTAAATCAGCATGTTTCTGTTGAAAATTTCTCACAAAGAAATTTGTGATATTCAAAAGTACACCTGCCCATTCAGGATTCTTGTAGATGTTATACAAAGTAGTGAAGAGATCCAACAAGAATTTCAAAAGC